GGAGCATAAATCAGCCAAAGGCGGTCTTACCGCTAAAGGGCGGAAGCACTACAATGCTAAGACTGGCTCCAATCTAAAAGCACCCCAGCCACAAGGAGGCTCTCGTAAGAGATCCTTTTGTGCTCGTATGGGTGGCGTCAAAGGCCCTATGAAGGATTCTAAAGGTCGCCCTACACGTAAGGCTTTGGCACTAAGAAGATGGAAATGCTAAACTATTATGAGCTTATACAAAAACATTAATCGTCGCCGTAAACTCGGCATCTCGCGTAGTAAAAAGAAATCTACTGTTAGCGCTAATTCTTACTCAAGTATGAAGAAGGGCTTTCCTGATAAGAAAAAATAAACCAATTTCGTTCCCATCCGCAAGAAGTAACAGCTTTGCCCTCCGAGGAGGATAACCTAGCGGTGAACCAAGTGAGTAAAGAACACCCAACTGTAGTCCCCACTCTGGGCGCTACTCTAAGTAAACTAACTCAAAAATAGAAATAATATAATGGCTAATACAAGTCCGTCCCGTTTGGGACAAGTAAACGGTTCTGGAGATGCTAATGCACTCTTCCTTAAAGTGTTCTCGGGAGAAATCCTGACGACCTTCGAGGAGCAGAACATCATGAAAGACCTCCACATGGTTCGCACCATCTCGTCTGGTAAAACAGCTCAGTTCCCTGTTACAGGTGTTGCTGATGCTAAGTACCACACTGTTGGTGAAGACATCGTGGATAGCTCTAACAGCTACCTATCAACCATCAAGCACGCTGAGCGTACCATCAACATCGATGACGTTCTGATTGCTTCGACGTTCATCGCCAATATCGATGAGCTTAAGAACCACTACGACGTCCGTAGCATCTACGCTAAGGAACTCGGTAAGGCTCTTGCTAAGCGCTTCGACATCGCAACAATGAAGACTCTCTTCGCTGCTGCTGGTGGTTCGTCTCCTATCGGTGGTAACGGTGGTACAAGCATCTCTGGTGCTACTACTGACACTGCTGCTGGTCTTGTTGACTCGCTCTACGCTGTTGCTCGCTCGCTTGACGAGAAAGACGCTCCAGACGAAGGTCGTTTTGCTATCCTGACTCCTTCTCAGTACTACACTCTCCTTACTTCCGACAACGTTGCAATCAATCGTGACACTGGTGGTGTAGGTAATGTTGCAACTGGTAAGATCGCTCAGGTCGCTGGTATCAACCTCTTCAAGAGCAACCACCTCGACAGTGTTATCAACCTTGGTGACGCTTCTGCTGTTGCTACTGACGACGGTGCATCTAACAATGATGTGTTCGGTGCTAGCGGTGCTGGCTACAACGGTGACTTCTCTGGTCTTGCCTCTGGCGGTGCTAAGGGATTCCTTGCAGGTACTAAGGAAGCTATCGGTACTGTTAAGTTGCTCGACTTGGCTACTGAGTCTGAGTACCAGATCCAACGCCAAGGTACATTGTTCGTTGCTAAGTATGCAATGGGTCACGGCGCGTTACGCCCTGAGTGTGCCGTTAAGGTTCTCCCTGCGTAGTAACTAACCCTTAATCTGAAGCCCCTTGGGACAATCCCCTTGGGGCTTCTTTTAAAACTATAAATTACACAAACCACACACCCTACTTTTTAAAACGAAACCCCCTCCCACTTAAAGAAAATTATTATTATGGCTATTGAAGATGAAATAAAAGACGTACAACAGTTGGTCGTAAACCAGCTAGGCGTAGCAAACGGATTAGATAACAGTATCGCTGATGGACAGGTTACGCCTGCTAAGCTGTCTACAGGTGCTCCTGAGTGGAACTCTGGGGGCGCATTTTTTACTAAAGGAGGGCAGAACGAGCTTAACTCTGGCGTAGTAGGGGATGATTTCACTTACCTCGACTTCCACAGCACTTCCGCAAGTAACCCTGACTACGATGCTCGTATTTCTAAATCCAGCGGAGTAGACGGTAATTTTAATATTATGAATAAAGGCAGCGGTGAGTTCCGTCTCCATCAAGACGATAGACTTAAATTTCAAGCTACACCTACCGCAGCAAGTTTACTCTCTAATTCTTATCAGGATGCTAGAATTTCTTGTTATGCTTCAGACAGTACATGGATGCCAAGTGGAATTCAATATACTGCTAATAAGCATATTTTTAAAAATATAGGCCAAGATGCAACTAGCTCTATTCACATGAATATGACCGACGACGGGGATGCTGAGATGGTTATTTGGAGTAGTGACTCGAATAGCGAAGCGAATCTAAGGATTTCATCATACACTCCTAGTGTTATCTTTCAGGACAGATCTTCAGGTACCGATGACTTCCAGATCCAAGCGGATAGTAACCATTTAAATTTCCGCACTGGGGATTCTGTTGATGGAAGTGACTCTCAGCTGCCTAACGTAGCGGCTCGGTTGACTAAAGACGGAGCAATGTCATTCGGTCGTGCTGGGTTTTCGGCAGGAAACGCTGAACAAGGAGTCGTTATCAGTCAATTAGGTTATATTTATTTAGCACGAAGTGGCACAGCATTGCAGATACATGCTTCATTCATCAACAATGCAACTGTTACACCTACCACCGTGGGAACTATTACCACCAACGGAAGCACCACATCCTACAACACCTCCTCCGATTATCGCCTAAAGGAAGACATCGTAGACATCGAGGGTAGTATTGAGCGTCTCAAAGACCTCAAGCCAGTGAACTTCAAATGGAAGTCTGACGGCACTCGTGTTGATGGCTTCATTGCTCACGAAGCTCAAGAGGTGGTTCCTGAAGCGGTAACAGGCACTAAGGATGCAGTGGATGAGGACGGTAACCCTGAGTACCAAGGCATCGACCAATCAAAACTCGTACCTTTATTAACTAAAGCACTTCAAGAAGCTGTCACTAAGATTGAAGCTCTTGAAGCTCGTGTAACTGCCCTAGAAGCTTAATTATATGCCTACAACCTCTATATCTACGACTCTCCTTGAGTCGGTCAATATCGTCCTTGCTAACTTAGGTGAGTCCCCAGTAAATACTCTTTCTGGTGGTGCCCTGCCTCAGCAAGTGTCGCTAGCGTTAAACACGATTGAAGAGGTAAGTACCGATATTCAATCTAAGGGCTGGTGGTTCAATCAGAAGTCAGGCAGTAATTATAGCACTACTGCCAATGTTGTTATCTATCCAAGTAACACGGGTAATAACTGGGGCTCGGATATTCCAGAGGAAGCACGACGGTACATCACCATTCGTGCATCTCGTATTGCTCAGACACGTCTAATAGGCTCAGAAGAGCTACAGAAGTTTAGCTACAATGAGGAGCTAGTTAGTCTAGCAATCCTCCAACAAGCTCACGTCCGCAACTCTAATGGCGTCCTAGACTTTAATGCGTTCCCAGCGGAACTCAGAGGTCTTGGAATGGACGAGGTTATGTTCCTTCAAGGGAATGTAGAGGAGAAGATTGGTACACTCCGTCTAGGTGGTGAACTAGCTAACATCGCTAAGACTAAAGCTGATACAGACCTTGTTGAGGCTCAAGAGGAACTAGTAGACCAACAGAAGCTTACTGAGGTACAAGAGACAGCGAAGCGTCTTGCTGAAGCTTCACTAGTAGGAACCCAAGAGGAACTACTCGAAGCTCAAACTGTTACGGAGAACGAACAGGCTCAGAAGGTAGAAGCTGAGACGTCTCTAGTTCAAGCTCAAGAAGAATTAACAGATGCTCAAAAGACCCAGTCTCTCACTGAGTCACTTCTTCGTTCTCAGCAAGCTCTGACGGAGTTAGAAGAGACAGCTAAGCGTACCTCCGAGAAACTACTTGTTGATGAACAGGCTGGGCTGGTTACTAACCAAGCGGCTACTGAACTCAAGAAAGCTCTCGACCTTGTTGCTGACACGGTAATCAAAGGTAAGCAGGGCGACCTAATTGATAAGCAAGCTCTGACTGAAGTTGAGACCGCGCTTAAGGTTGCTGCTGATACAGTCCTCACCAGTAAACAAGGCGTACTGTTAGACAAGCAAGCTATTACGGAAGTAGAGAACGCTTTAAAGGTTGCTGCTGATGCATCCCTTACGACCAAACAAGGTGGACTGGTAGATGCTC